ACCCATCTGCATCATAGCTAGCGCCCACTCGCGGCGGATGGTTTTACGTCCCATCGCTATTCCTACGACCATTCCAATCTTATTTTGGATGGGCTGCAGTTCTTTCAAGCGCAGATCGTCATCTACAAAACTATATTCCATCTAACCCTCCAGTTAGGTTACTTCTCGATTGCCCAAATTTTTGTTTTTTCCGGCAACCGGAATTCACTTCCAAACTTCTCTTTAATCGCCTGCACTACCCCCGGCCAGTCATTGTCGTGACCGCACATTAATCCACCGAGCTTGAGCTGTCCCCACCAATAGTCGATATCACGTTTTACATCTTCGTATTCATGGCTACCATCAATGAACACCATGTCCGGGCGGGTGTGAGGCCAGACGTAGCCATTTGCAAATTTCCGATGATCCAGACTAACGTCCACCACTTTGCCTTTGGTGCCTCGCATGTTGACGAGGAACCAGTCGTGAATAATGGGTTTCAGGTCCTGGGGTATAGAGATAATGAAATCGCGCGGTCCCTCCCAATCGTCGATTGCGTAAACCGTACCTTCGGTGTTGTCGGCCAATGCTCGAGTACTACGCCCAAGATAACTACCCACCTCCACGATTTCGAAGTGGGATTGCGCCTGTTCAGCTAGCCAAATTAGGTCGGGCTCATCCATCATACCTTCGATGACTAGAGCCCGCCTAATGTCTACTGCCTCCCCCATGTTAATCGTTACAATCCTGAGCGCATTCGCAGCGTTGGATCGTAGTCCAAGCTGGGAATCAAAGCCCGGGTGTTGGTTGTATCCCAGACCACCCCATCGCTCCAGCATTCGATTGCGTTGACCGTGCTGCCACGAATCGTGGTGCCGATGATGGCGTTCGAGAGCGCCGAGTTCAAGTTGAGAGCTGGAACTGGGCTCAGGAAGATGTCAACCTGAGCGCTGCCCGCCTGCCCGGCACTGTATTGGTTGCCGTTTTGACTGACCGATGTACTGACAGCTGTAAGTCTGCTTGCCATGTTTTAGTTTTCCTTTTTTATTAAGAACCGTGATACTGTATAGCGGTATCGATGCTAAAATTGTCAACGATGGCGCGATTATTTGAGAGGTCCCACAAAGTGCCGTCACCCCAAAGTTCGAGGGTGCCGACAACCTGACCGTTAATGGTCTGACCGGGAATTGCGCTGGAGAAAATCTGTTTTGCGCCGCCCCCAACGGTCGTGCCCGCCGGTAGCACCGCGGCTGTGCCGCCAACGCTAGCGGATTGAGTCGCGGTCCAAGTCGGGACGGAGATCTGAACCGTGCCGCCATCCGAGATGGCGAGGTTCGAGCCGGATGTGGTGTAGGTAAAAGTGTAAGGGCCTGTAATGGTTGCGGAAGCGGCCGTAACGTTATAGGCCGAGTTGTTGGCGGTGACGGTTACGAGAACGCTCGAAGCGGCAACCGCAAAACCGTGCGGGCTTCCAAGCGTGCAGGTAGCGGTGGTGCTGGAACTGGTTAGCCCGTGCACAGCGCCGCTGCTCGACAGAATAGGCAGGGTTTGAGTATTGGCCGCTGTCGAACCAATGCCATTGATGAGGCCGGCGAGGGCCGGATTACCAGATTGATTCGAGAGGCCGATATCATTTTGCACAACAGAAAACGAAGCGGGAGCCGCATACTGCAACAGGTTTTGGCTGACTGAGTATGCAACAGTAGATTGGCGTGAACTCATTTATTTTCCTTTTTGGTTAACTTAGCGGCGTCTTCCTTATCCAGGATGTGCTCTATCAAGTGTGAAAAGCCGCACACTGTACAGGCTAGAACCGCATAAAGCTTGACTTTGCTGACTCCCTCGACTGTCCCCGAAAGCTCGTTTATAACGAAAAATCTGTGCGCGCCTTGACAAATGTTGTCCGACATCTCTCCCTCACAAACCTACTTTAGCTGCTTACAAATTAACATCTTCAAATTTTGTGTCGCGGATTTTTACGGCAACTTCGAACATATCGCAACAATAACTATCGATAGGTCCGGGAATTTTTGGTCCACCATTCCACTGCTGGAAGAGTTTCTCAGCGCAGTTTCCGCCCGGCCGAACAAAGTCGCACTTGGCGCAGTTACTCCCCCCTTTGGGGACGATCATCCCCATAGGGTGATCGGGCGGATAGACCGGCAGCTTGTGCACTTTTGCCATTAATACTCGGGTCCGTGGATATTGCCGTCCGAGTTGGAACCGCGCTTCTTTTTGCGCTCGAACTCGGAGTGCGCGATAGCCTTTGCTTGCGCCGGATTCGTGACTACCTTGCCGCTGCCGCCTGCGTGCAGGGTTCCTTGCTTGCGTTCAGTTTCGATAGCCGCGTATTCTTCGGGCTCGCTGAGATCGGCAGCGCGCCGGGCCTTCGCCCCTTCACCGTACTTGTCCTCGTGAGCGAGGGCCTTCTTAACTTTTCTCGATGCCAATTCGGGACATCCTTTCCTCTAGAGTTGGGTTCTCGAGCGGCTTCAACCTCGGTTGTGTGGTTGGCAGGCCACTGCCTTTTCGGCGCTGGCGTGTGAAGTGCTTGTCGAATTCCTCGGGAGTACCGACTGCACCACCGCGCGTTACTCGAGTTACCGGGATTTCTCTAGCTTTCATTATTTGGGCTGCCTCACTATGTTGATTTGTGAAGTTACGATGCTATTGCCACATTTCCTGCAAATTTGACTTGTTTTGGAACCGCCTCCAACAGTCGATTCGACCCGCAGAGCAAGCCGGCCACCGCACTTGCCGCACGCCTCCGGCCGAGAGAATGGGTCCATCTGCTTGTCGAAGCTGATATCGACGCCCACTAATATGCTCCGCCAGTACGCCAGCCATTTCCACCAAACATTCCACGGTGGATACTCGGGGCCATCCTGCCCGGCCAGCCCCCCTGCGCGAAGCCGGCGCCGATTCCTGTGCTGGCCCACGCAGTTTGGAACTCGCCGAAAGTTGAGCCGAAAGCGCCCTGCCCGATTGACCGTTGATTGGAGCTGCCCTGTCCACCAGCTCCAAGCTTCGGAATTCGCCAAGGCTCCGGTTGAACGCCACCGTCGCTGATCCCGTAGGGAGGTTCCATCTTTAGTCCTTAACCGTGCCGGTTAACCGAATTTGGTGCGTTTCGGGCACGTACTCGACCTTCCATTCGACGTTCTCGGTTCCGAGCTCGCCAGCAACCAGGCGCTTGCCATAGTTGATGTCCGAGCAAAGAACCGTGGCGGAGTGGAGTTCACTCTCGCTCATTAGATTTTCTTGGCGACATTCTGAGCTGCAGTGCTTGCTGTCTTGGCGGCCGCCGCAAGATCTGCCGCAGCCTTCGCTTGGACACGAGCTCCATACTTATAGCCAAGAAACCCGCCCCCCAAAAACAGGGCCGCGCCACCAATAGCGAGCGCCTTCCCGCTTACTGCTACTGCTACTAAAGTTGCAAACATTTTTCCTCCTTTAAAAATAGGAATTATTTGCGGATATTTGTCTGAGATAGTCTTCTGTGTATTCGGGCTCGAGACGCATTTTCCCGCGGGGCCGTTGACCAGCCATATATTGGAAAGCGTTCATGAGGTGATCGGCGCGTTTGCGGGGCTTATCCTTCGACAGTCCCTTCAATGGACCCGAATGATAACTATCTGTGATGTAGTGTTCGATTTCGTCAATGAAGTTGTGAAGCGTTGGGTCTACCCAAACTTTCGGATTGCGCCCCTCAGGCCCGAGTGTTGTGGCTTGTAGGTATTCCCATGCTGCGAGGCGGCCGTACTCTTCATCCACATCTGCAAGACGTACCGGTAGTCCGCAATCTCGATAAAGTTGCTGTCCAGTCTTGTGGTGTTGGGGTTCGCGCTGTCGCCCCCAAAACGGGTCCAGCAGCCAGAGGTCTACTTTGTCACCCCGGTTCTTAATTTTGATATTTGCTGCGTGCTCACTGACCGGCAGGTCTGATTCGTAGTATTCCCGGATGAGATGGATGTTCCCCGAAGGATCGATTCGTCCCCACAAAGCTGCGGTAGTCCCCGTAGCTGCGGGATCGATACTAACAACGGTGTACCAGTCGGGGGGAGGGTTGGTCCTCTTGAGATGGATTTTCCGGTTCCAATTTGGATACACGAGTCCGGAACGCCTGACGAATTCTCCGAACAACCGGGCCCGCTCTTCGGGATGCCCTTTCCACTTTTCAAGCAACTTCTCCTTTTCGCCCTCGGGCACCACCGGATTGTCGAGCACGCTCAGGTTTACGAAGGCAACGTCCTTGCGCCCATTCTTCATGTCCTCCCACAGGTTGTAGATCCAGGGAGTCTTCACGCCGGAGTTGATGTCGATTAGTGGCGTAACGGTTACGATGATTCGGCCACCGCAATCTACGGTGCGCTGGTAGCATTCATCGAAGATTTCAGAATCGCACTCCTCATCGATCCAGATGAGGTCCACGCTGGCGGACTGGAATTTTTCCCGGCCGCTGTCCGCGGACTTCCCGCTAATGACTGGACCATGAGTGAAGAAGATCTGCTGGTCACGTTCCAGAATGTTATCGATGGAACTGTCTTTGGGGAGGAAGCCCGGATGGTCAGCGCCGGCGAACAACTTCTCCCGCCAGATGACGTCCTTCAGAACTTTGAAGTCGAGGCCGACCAGCCAGATGTTGCGATTCTTCTTCTCGGGAATTGGTAGATCCTTGACCCAGCTCCACGCGGGATAGCCCTTGAAGTAGTCCTTGCCTTCGGCGAAAGCCGTTGTGATGGCGGCACCCACCTCGGTCTTTCCGCTGTTTGATACCTGTAAGTTATTGGAAAGATTAAAGATGTGTGAAGAATCGCCGATAAGCAAGTCATAGGTGTCCTGTTCACCTAGGCATTCTTTATCAACGAACTTAATCAAAGACGCTTTACTATCGCGTTTGGAAAAAGTTGCTTCTTTTAAAAGACGGCCCTTCCTACCCGGAACCGGTAACTGTGCCAATCTGGAAAAGGCCTCAGCAGTACCATAGGAAATATCCCAAGTACCGTTGCCTTTTGTAATTATCCCGCCATAAATACCAAAACCCTCTGCTAATAGCCTCTGAATACCTGCAGTCAATTCCTGACTCTTGGAACAATACGTAAAATGCCAACTACCGCTTCTAAAAACGGATCCATCCGTGGCTATCAACCCCGCCAACAACTGAGCGGCATCCTCTTTCCGCCAGTTCCAGACTTCGGAAGGAATGAACTTGGTGCCGGACTTGGTACCCAACAATCCCAAACGATGCAACTCTATGCGCAAACGGTGTCGAAGTTCAGTCCCGCGAACGATTCGACCAGTTTTCGGGTTTCTATCGAATACAACATCGGCTAGTGGATCTGAAATATAATGTTGAATGCCGTGACTGTGTAGTTTAAAACCAAAACTCTCAATATAGGGTCTGAGCAGTTCGACCAACTCGAACTCTGCACAAGTCCATTGTGTATCATTTCCTGCAATGTAGCCATCTCCCAAAAGAAGGCCTATTAGAAGCGCAAGAGGATATTCCTGCTTACCAAACTCGATGCCCTCGTGTCTTACAAAATAGTGACGCTCTCTTAGAGAACTCAGTTCCCGAAGTTTTGGAGTATTGTCTTTTTCCGTAGCTAGAACTACTTTGTGATCCTCTGTAGCATCCAACGAAACTTCCAGGTCTCGACGCTTGCCATACCACCGCCACAATTCCTTAGGCCCATTATTGTAAACATCCAATACTGGTACCAAAGCGCCGTCCAAAGCATAGACCAAATCTCCGGGTCGAACTTCCCGAATTTGCTTGAAGCCACCCGGAACAGCCACTTCAGTTAGACCAGACAAACAACGGTTCCCGCCCGCAACCACCAGAATTTTGATTTCAGGACCGAACTTGTCGAAGGCTTTCCGCTGGTAGTCAAAGGGCTCCCAGTAGCAGATGAAGCGCTCTTCTCGATTCTTCTTCTCTATCTTCTCGAGGAGTGCTCCTGCCAACTCCGGGTTGTCAAGCGGGAAGTTCGTCAACTGGGTTCCTTCGGCGGCTCCACCACAATCACTGTGGGCTCCTGGGCTTTCTTGGCCTCGGCAATCTTGGCCTTCAGGGCGTCAATCTCAGATTGAGTCAGGTTCGCAAGAACCGGCTTCTCTGTGTCGCCTTCCGGGTACCAACCCATTAGCTTAGAGAGTTCTGCGACAGGTCTCACCACATCGCTGGGAGCGTCTTGCTCCCGCAAGCGCCGCGCAGCCCATACTAGAGTGCCGGCCGCAAATTCCTTGCACAACAAGGGATTGTTACCTATACGACTGTAAAACTTGAATTCCAGTGCATCTACAATGTTCTGGAAGACCTCAATATGCTCCGCGGCGCGCTCCTCGGCTGCACTGTCAAACTTCACTCCGAGTGCCTGACAGGCGTTCGAGAAGCTCATCCCCTCCTGGATCATGAGCTCGGCGACTGGAATCATCCAGCTCTCTTGACCGCGCGCCTTAGGACCGCGTAGACCCATCTGACTCCTCGGATACCGATTCCAGTAAAAGTTGCTTGACCTCACCCGTCTTCGTCTTCAGCCGGATAGAACCGCCGTTCTCCAAAAAGGGCAGAATCTGTCCAAGCGGGGTGTTCATGTTGAACCGGGCGCGCACCAGGTAGCGCAGGCCGCCCTCTCCATCCGGCTCGGTCGCCACTTTGATGTCAGCCAGCTGTGGGACCGCAAAATCGTCCTTGCCGAACGCATAAGTTTTGGGGCTATCGGTCACAGATTTTGTCTCCCCTCAACCATTTTAGAGCGATCCCGCACATTGCCGCCTCGATCGGCGTCTTGTCTGTCGGCGTCCACAGTCCTCCATCGCTGTCCTTGACAACGCCACCGCGGCCCTGATTACAGCGGTCCAGTCCAGCGGCGATATCCCAGATTGTGAACGGCACAATGTCCTTACAAGCCATACTCAGCTCCCACTGATTCTAAAGGATTTAGCGAAAACTCAAAATTCGACTCCCCGCCAGCCGGAAAAAGTTACTTTTCAAAATTCGGGGCGTACCCCCTAACAACTCAAACGATACCGGAAAACGTTGGTGACTGTAATGGACTTAGCTAAGATTGCTGTTTTCAACTATTTGGCTGTAGGGAAGTATTTTTATTTCCACCACCCCTTCGCCTGGAGCAATCCTCTTACAGCCCGCGCGCACGGGAGGCAAAAAACGGGGTTTGAGGCCGAAATTTTTTCTCCGATTCGGTTAGACTATTTCGGTACTCTATCTCAAGTCTATGAGGTGGACAATGGCTATCTATTCTCTTTGGAAGTCTGAAGCGAACGAGCACTACAGTGAGCGGGCTGGCAAGACGGTATCGAACGATACCTATAAGCCAGTCAAGCAGCTTGATAAGCTGGGAGATGCGTTGGATGCGTTTACCAGAGCGTTCGGTACTAGTAAGCCCGGTACCAAAATCAAGCTGATTGCGACCGTGCCGTCCGCTGACCTGACTGCGCAAGATAAAGCGCAGTTGCTTGCCAGAATCAAGGAGTTAGAAGCAAAGCTTGCGAGTTAGGTGCTTTGTTTGCTCTGGGTTGCGCATTCGAGAGAGTGCGCAATCTAGCCAGAGCATCCAAATTGCTGTGAGGTTACAGCCGCTCCCCCTGCTACGTTGTGGGTAGCCGATAAGGGGGCACAGCGGATGCTCTATCGAAAATGCGAGGGAGGTGGCTATGTACGTGATTCAAAGGCAGTTGCCGACTGGGAAGTGGCGCTCTGTGAATGGTTCGCTCTGCACTCGGCGCAAGACCGCGGTTAGAGTGTTGGATGTGATGACCCGCTGGTCTGGGTTGCAGTTGAGAGTCAAGCCGGTTCGCGGGGTGCGCAATGCTGCCCGGTGAAACGACCTGGCCAATTGACAGTTTGCTCTGGGTTGCATCCAGCACGCTGGATGCTTCCCGCCAGAGCCTACTGGCTCTTGCGAGGTGACTTATGTTGAGTACGGATACGATTATGGTGGCTATTGCATCGACGGTCACGATGGTTGCGGAACTGGAAGCGAAACAGCCTGTGCCGAGGGGCGTTGTGTACAGTAGTTTGGAGCAGAAGCTGGGCTTCTCGTTCATTGACTACACGGCGCTTGAGTATGTGCTCCAGAGCAAAGGATGGGCGATTGTGACGGCTGAGCAGTTGCGGTTGACGGATGAAGGCCGGAAGCTGGCGGCCCGGCTTGAAGCACTAGCCAAGCCCGAAGCGTAGCAGATGAAGGCCCGAGGTCACTAAGGGCCTGATTCTCCTGTGCTTTGATGTACAGGCGTCCAGTGTGACGTTAAACTGAACTAGATGAGGTAGTTATGCCAGAACCAAACGAGCCGACCGGAACGAAAGAGCCTGCCAAGGCGTTTCTTGCGGAAGGCAACACAGCCGCTGAGGTGTTGATGAGCCTGCTTGCACAGGGGGCCACGATAACTGATTTGGCTGTGGGGATCACGCACTGTGTGATTCGGCATCAGAAGATCGAGGTTGTCAAGCCGGGTGAGGACAGCAGGGCGAAGGGGCCTTACTTCAACTGGATGCTTGATGACGGCGCTTCGGATGGCCCGAAGATGTTTGCCGGTGCGGGGCTGACGGAAGAGCAAGCACGGCTTCTGCTAGTGACCACGGAGACAAATGGTGTGCCGACAGCGGGTGTGCCCTTTGTTTTGAGCCTTCAAATCACGGGTCGGCAAATTTCGCCGCTCAAGACGATTGCCGCCAAGTACATTGAGCGACATGCTGCTTCGGCTGCTCGCCAGGGTATCAAGGCTGCATCGGTGGACGATGATGCCATGCTCGCCGAGATCAATCGGCGCTTGCTTCTCAAGGACCCGAATGCGAAACCGTTCGAGTCACTTGAGGATGTTTACAGGCGTGGTGGCAAGTAAGCGTAATCGGCTCAACAAGTTGAGGGCTGGAGCTTCGGTTCCAGCCCCTTTTTTGTGTCACCGCTGGTTGTTCGAAGGCTCTGTCACAACAGAGTACGTTTGAAAAGGCCCTTTTGTGTACCAGGTTTCGAAAAAAGTTGAAAATAGTTGAGTGCTTCAGGCTGGCCGCAAGGTTGCAGTTAAGTCTCTCTGAGGCGGAGAGATCAGGCGTGGCCAGCCTCAAGCGCTCTGCGAGGGTGCTTGAGAAGGTGGTGGACCATGAAGATTGTTGTGAACGGAGTTGAGCAGGCCGTACAAGAGCCGGAGGTGAGTGTGCTCCCGCTGTGTCCGTGTTGGATACAGTGGGG